TCGCGCTGTTTCTTCGCACTCATCCGATGCATGGGAATCCGCAGCCAAGCCAGGCCGGGGCAGCCTAACGCTGCGTAGCCTGGAAGGTTCAGAGACTAGCTGGTGAGTCCCAACAATAAGCCAGCACTAGCGCCCCGCCCGCACCTTTTGAGGTGCGGTGATGAGATAGTCCACTCCGGTCCGAAAGGGCCGGGTCAGTGCAACATCTGGTCGTATGCAGCATTGGGAATTGAGGACATCGTGAAGGTGCAGAGCATCATCGATGTCCAATCCGAATACCAGCAGAAGCTGGGCTATGCGTTGGCCAAGGATGTCGACACCAACCTGGCGGTCGACGTCGCGGGCTTCACCCAGACCGTCGGCACGCTGGGCACGGCGCTGTCAGACGCCAACGTCCTGGCCGCGGTGCAGTTGCTCGATAACGCCGACGCGCCCCAGACCGAGCGGTTCTTCTTGATGAGCCCGGCTGAGAAGGTGGCCAAGCTGGCATTGGACCGGTGGAGCAATGCCTTGTACATCGGCAACACCAACCTGCCGTCGAAGGACGGCCAGCTCGGCGACATGTACGGCCTGAACCTGGGCGTCACCACCAACCTCGTGAAGCCGGCTGGCGGCCAGGCCAACAACTTCATCGGCCATCGGGAAGCCATCGCGCTGGTGATGCAGCGCACGCCGAAGTCGCACATCTTCTACGACATCGATGTTTTCTCGTGGAAACTGGCGGTCGAAGAGATTTACGGCCACCAGATGATGCGCCCGACGTTCGGCGTGTGGGCCAAGGGAGTCGCGTAAACCGTGGCAACTGACACCTTCACCGAGCGGATGCAATCAAAAACGCTTGGCCGCTCGGACATCCCTCTGCGCCGCGGGCAGAATTACAACTACCCGCTGCGCTGGTGGGCGACCCCCAACGGGGACATCGTCCAGTTGCAGTCTGACCCCCAGAACCGCGCGTTGTACGCCGACCTGGGGTTTCACCTGCTGGCCGTCACCGCCGCGCAGGGCGACTCGCTGTCGGAAGTCGAGGAGTGGGAGCGGCTCGAGCGGCCCAGGGTTATCGCCGAGCAGCGCAAGCGGGCCAAACTCATCAACGCCATCCGCAAGGCCGACCTGAAAGATCCCACGCTGGGCACGCTGATCGATGTCGAGACGATCGACTCGCAGACCACCGAGGAGCTCGAGGCCACCATCCGGGACATCCGCGCGCACGGTGCGGTGATCCGGGTGGTCGACACCAAGTTTCGCGACGAGCCCGAGCCGAGTCTGCTGCGGGGCGTCGAGACGAGCGCGACCAATGCGCTCGAGGACCTGCAACGCAAACTGAGCGCGGACGGCGCCAGGGCAACCACGATCGAAGGCACCGGTAAAGATCCCATCGACGAGGCGCGTCGAAGGAGGACCTAAGACCCATGAGCGAACCTGTGGATTTCGTGGCTCAGGCGAACCTGATGCACGAGCACGGCCCGGCGGTGACGCCACCCAGCACGTTGTTCTTCACCTATCTGAAGCCTGACGGCGAGTCGATCATCGCGCCCGCGACCAGTGCCGAGGTGTATCTGCGCGAAGGGTTCACCATCACGGGCGAGCAGACCATCGAGAGCCTGGAGGCGTATAGCGCCGAGCAGGCCGCGAAGGCGGCCCCGAAGGCGGAACGTGAAACGCACGCGCCCAGGGCTGAGCACGTCGAGGCGCCGGCTCGGCCGAGGTCCTGACGATGCCGCTGGACGGCGGCAAAATCGGCTCCCAGGTCGGCGCGGCGATGGGCCTGTGGACACACACGCCCGTCGATTGGCGTGGGAACGAAACGGGTCAGGCGCCGCCTGGTCCGGCGGGGTGGCCGCCCAACGCGTCGGCTGCCACCGCGGTCTTTCCGAATGGCTCACCCAGCGTGGCCACCGGTCAGGCAGTCAGCATTACGGCCATTTCGGTCACGGGTATCACCGTGTCGGGGGCGACCGTCAACTTCACCCTGTCGCAGTCCGCATTGAACTGGATCGACTACGGCACGACGACGGCCTACGGCACGACCAACACGCAGGGGTCGGGCACGGGTCCGCAGGTCAAGGCGCTGTCAGGGCTGACCACGGGCACGCTGTACCACTACCGGATTGCGGCGTACGCCAACGGTCTGACGACCTACTCGCCAGACGGCACGTTCACGACCAGCTAGGAGATGGTGATGCAGGACGACGACAACGCACTTGGCCAGGTGGCGTACGAGGCGTATTCGGCCAACACCGGCGGCAAGTCGCTGGCGACCGGTGACAACCTGCCCGCGTGGGCCGACCTCGGCGAGGCGTACAAAACGGCGTGGATTGCCGCGGCGCGCGAGGTCGTTGCGAACGCTACCGAGCCCGTCGAGGAGCCTGCCGTCGAGGCAGAGCCTGAAGCCACGGCGTGATCGACGAGCACGGTCGGACCGAGTACCTGAGCGTCACGGCGGCGCATCGGTCCGACTGCGCCTTCGGCCAGGGCTTTTTCCGATTGAGTTTTGGCGACCACGAGGTGCGGTACTGCCAGACGTGGGACGCCGTGCTGACGGCGACCAAACTGCTCGAGGGCGTGGTGCCGGAGATCCGCGTCGAACGCGACGGGCATTGCCTCGATGGTGACCCGCTGATCGGGGATGCCAATACACCCGACGTCGTCGACGGCGAGTGGTGGCTGTCTCTGCCGCGCGAGGATGCCATGCGCGAGCTCGGGCTGACCCGTGACGCCGACTACCGGCGGGCGTACGACGCGATCGCGGCCACGGTTTACCGTAGGGACAATCGCGCGTCCCAGGGCGGCGTGAGGGCGTCCATCATCATCAAACGGCCAGGGGCCAGGGTCGTGAACGCATGATCGACACGACGTTCCCGGTCAGCCAGGACCGCTACACCGACGGGTCATGGCGCCACACGGGGCGACTGCAGGTGTCTCGTCGTCTGCCGACGGGCGTGCTGGTGACGGTGACGCTGCCGGACGACTGGCAGACGCTGACGGTGGCGGACGGGTCGATCACCTCGGCCAAGATTGCCGACGGCACGATACAGACGGTGGACATCGCCAACGGGGCGGTGACCGCGGCCAAGCTGGGACCGGACGTGCATCCGACGCCGGCCGAGTTCAACGCGCTGGTAGCGCGGGTGACGGCGCTCGAGGCCAGGCCGGTCATCAACAGCCTCGACGACCTGGTCTACGGACCCGCATGACGACACCCTCATTGCAGCCGGCTCCCCCGAGTACGCCAGCGCCGTCGCTCGAGCCCGCGGTGCAACCGGCGGCCCCGGTCGTGGCGGTCGATCTCATGGGTGGAGGATGAGCTGATGGCCACGCTGCAGCAGTACAGAGCGACCTTTTCCGTCGAGGCTGGCCCGTACATCGGGCCGTCGTCGTACGAGGTCCGGGCGATGGTCGGCTCGACGACCAGCCAGCTCGTGTGTCTGGCGTATCCAATTCAGTCGGGCATCCCCCAGGAAGACCAGTTGATCGACCGACCGCTGTACCGTCCCAACGCGACCCAGCCCACCGACCGCCACCGCTACGTGATGGCCTACGACCCGTCGACGGGCACCATCACGCCCGATCTGCCGTGGTCGGTCAGCCCGTTCTCGGATGGCGCCGGCACCACGTACGGATTCCTCGAAGCACTCACGTATCACGACATGGAGCAGTACGAGTACCTGGACCTCGCTGGTGGTGGGCTGACCGGGGTCGGCGAGCGGTTCGAGATCCTGGGTCCGTTCGACGCGCCGACGACGCACCGTTTGATCAACGAGGGATTGAAACATTGCTGGATGGTGGTCGAGGTGGCGTGCGTCCCGACGATCCTGACCACCCGACACGATCTGGACGTGGTGGCGCCGTGGCTGATCGACAGCGGCAACGTGCTGCAGGTGGGGTTGCTGGCCAGTGGCGAGGACCGCAACCTGCAGGACCCGTTCGAACGACGCATCATGGGCGCGGTCGAACGCGACGGCGGCCATTTCTATTTGAACACCCAGCCGCACACGTTCAACGACGGCGACCTGATTTATCTCCGCGTGCTGAAACGGGCGTACGACCACTGCCGGCCGGCGGGGGGCACGTTCGGCGACCAGCAGGGATTGAGCCTGGAAACCGACGAGGCGGCCATTGAGCAGGGCTGGGCGGCGTCCGCGGCGCTGGTGGCCGGCTGGCGGCAGTTCGGGCATCTGCTCGAGCCGGCGGCCAATCAGCGATTGATCAGGGATCAGGCCAGCGCCGTGGCCGCCTTCAACGACCTGGTCAGAGAACATCTCGTGGCGGACATGCCGCAGAAAAAGCTGTACCGCCAGCGCACGTTCGGACCAGGTGTCAGGACCGCAGGATGAGTCTGTACGCAAAACGCTCCCCCTGGCCGTTTCACGTCCGGATCGACAATGTCGGTTTTTTGATTGGCGCACCGCAGCCAGGCCAGCCGGCGCTGGTGTCCACCAAGACGGCCGACGTCGGCTCGGTGGCGCCGCCCGACTACTCGTACGCAGGGTCGAATCCGACCAATGACCGGGAAGAGCCCTTCCAGAATCTGACGCTGGGCCTGGGCCTGGCGTTGCAAGAAAAATGGGACGACCAGCGGTATATGTCGGCCAACGCGGTCGATCTGTCGGTGTGGCCGTGGTGCCTGGGTCCCGAGATCGGCACGTACACCCTCGGAGGCGTGGACGCGACACGGGGCATCAACCGGTTCTTCGAGCTCGGCGCCACCCTGTACGCCGCCAACGGGGTCAACGTGCTGAGAAAGGCCGCGGGCACGAGCGATACGTGGTCGATCGCGCACACGTTCAGTCAGCCCATCCTGGACGTGTGCGTGTTCACCAGCAATTTCGACGGGGTGCAGCGGGCGTTCTTCGCGTTGGCCGGCGCGGTGGCGCAGTGGACCGCGGACGGCACGGCGTACACGGCAATGGCCACGTTCAACGCGTTGGCCTTCACGGTGATTGGGAAAGAGTTCTGGTGGGCGGATGACGTCAACCGTCTGAGAAAACTGGACACCAACGCGGACCCCACCAACGAGGCCAACTACACCAGCCTCATCTTCAGGGCGGGCGACAAGTCGGCCGCCATCACCTCGCTCCTGGTGACCAGCGGCGGCACCCTGGTCATCTGCAAAACGGATGGTACCTACACGCTCAATGCCGCGGGTGACGACCACGAGCTCTTTCCGTTCCTGCGGTACGCCGACACGCCCAACAACGGCAAGGCGTGGGGCACGTTCGAGAACGGGTTGTACGTGGCCTACGGGGATAGTCTGGGGCGGATCGACTCGGACCTGTCGTGGACGTCGGTGGGGCCGGACGACCTCAGTTCGAACGTGGCGGGCATCGCGGGCCAGGTGACGGCGTTCGCGGGCGTGGGCCAGATGTTTGCCTACGCGGCATTGCTGGATCGGAACACAAACACGGGGTACCTGTGCAAGTTCGGGGCGTGGGTGTCGATGGGGGTGCGAGGACCGCGGCAGAGCACGCTGGTGACGGCGCTGGGCTCTCAGGGCACGGGCGAGCCGGTCCACATCGACGCGTGGCATGGCAGCGTGAGCATCCCGTTCGTCGGCCGCGCCATCCAGGCGTTGTTCGTGTCGCAGATCGGCTCGACGGTGAGCGGGCATACCCGCACGTACGTCGGCTTCAGCGATGGGTCGATCGGCTGGATCTTGAACCCGTGTACGCCCAATCCCGCGGGGTGCGTGGATTACAAGTACTTCGTGGGCGACGGGTGGGTGGACCTGCCGGTGTGGCACGGCGGGTACCACGCGTCGGTGAAAAGCCTCAGACATTTCTCGGTGACGGGTCCGCGGATCGACGCCCAGAATTACGTGACGCTGGAGTACCGGCTGGACGTGACGCCAGGCATGGCGTGGACCGCGTTTCCGCACACGTTCAACACGGCGGTCTATGACCGCGCGAAGTTTCCCACGGGAGCGACCTGCACGCTGGCGGCGTTGCGGGTGCATCTGCACAACACCGACCACGCCAGCTCGCCGCTGGTGTCGGCGGTCAGCCTGGGGCATGCGCTGCGGCCGAAACGGGTGATGGAGTTTTCGGCAGACATCCTGTGTGCCGATGGATTGGTGCGTCGTGACGGAGTGCCGGTCAGGATGGGCCGCAAGAAAATTCAAGCACTGATCGAGGCGGCCGTGGACAACCCTGGAGCGGTGACGGTGGTGCTGCCGGACGAGACGACGCAGGAGCTGTCGTTTACGGATTACAGCATTCTTCAATCTTTCGATGAACTTGGAAGGCAGTGGAGGGGGGCTTTACGCGTGAAGGCCGTGCAATGGGTCTAGTCAACGTGCTTCCACGTCCGGCCGATTCTCGCCAGGTAAAGCGTTCGATGGCTCACGCCGTAGTGTCGCGCCAGTGTTCTGGCGCTGATAGATTGCGAAGCCGCTCGAATTTCTCGCACAGCGGCATCAGTCAATTTGGCGCGGGTCTTCTGTTCCCCTTTTGGGTGGGATACCAAGCCGATCGCATTGCTGTGGGTCTGGTTGCTACTCCGTGTCACCCACTCCAGATTGGTAATCCGGTTGTTTGTCTTGACTCCATCACGATGGTTGACCTCATGCCGCGGAGTAGGGCGAGGGTCAAGAAAGGCCTCGGCCACCAATACATGCACGCCCTGGGTGACAGGTACGCCGCCGACGGAGAGTACGACCGTGGAATAGTGGCTTCGAGTTCGGGGAAGTGTCACCACGAGAATCTTCCCCGCATACGTGCCTCTACCAGGTTTCGCACGACGTACTCGGCCAAAGTCAGAGACGTCGTAGTAACTGTCGGCGCGCGCAACCGGGCGCCATTGTTCGATATCGTCAGGATGCATCGAGGGGTTCACTCCCTTGGTGTCAGGCCGGCGGCAGGTGACACTGCGCGCCGGCCACATTGTATGCAGGAGGTGGGCTAGATGGCGCGTATCCCAGTTGATCCCAATTACTCGTTTCCTACATTTCCGCGCGCGACCGCGGCGACCGACATTTTTGTCAAAGAGGATGTGCAGGCACTGGCCGCGGCGGTGAGCACCCACGTTCATGATGGGGCGGGCAAGGGCTTGCTGGTTGGTGGGCCAGCCGCGGGCTCGATCACCAACGCTCAATTGGGCGCGGACGTTGCGCGCGACAACCTGCTGGTGAATGGTGGGATGGCGGTGGCCCAGCGTGGAGGTGGTCCGTTTACGGCAAATAACGCCTTCACGGCCGACCGCTGGCAGATCGCCCTGGGCGGCGGGTCGACGATCTCGGTAAGTTGTGCAGTCGCGGGAATTGGTCCGAGCGGCGCGAGCGTTCCCTGCGTCCAGGGCTCGTATATCCATTCGACGGCGTCCTACCTGTTGCAGCAAGTGAAATTTGCCGGTGACGGGAATCACGTCGGGCACCTGGGGGGTCTGACGGTGTCGCTGTCCATGCGGGTGTGGGCGAATGCCGCGAATGCGGTGCGCATTTCGCTGAGCACCGATGGCACCGGTCCACTGAATGCCGTCAGCAGTTTTCACCCTGGCAACGCGGCGGTGGCAACGCTCACGGTCACGGGCCTGGTGCCCAGCGACGCCACGGTGCTGAACGTGGAGCTCAATTTCCAGGCGACGTGCTCGCAGTGGTACGCGGGTCAGGCCATGCTGGTGGTGGGCAGCCAGGCGGCCAACTACGTGCCCATGCACCCGGCCGATGATCTCGCCAGATGCTTGCGGTATTACGAGGCGGTGGGCAGCGCGCCAGGGTATCCCAACCTCCAGGGCTACTGCGCGGCTGGGAGCAACTTCACGTATCCGATTCTGTATCGGGCCAGGAAGCCCGTGGTGCCAACGGTGACCAAGCTGGGAACGTGGACGGTGACCAACTGTAGCCAGCCAGCCATTTTCGGATCCGATGTCGACGGCACCCAGGTGTACGTGACCGCTACTGCCCTGGGCAGCTTCACCGCCATCCCGACGGCTACCCCGCCACTGACGATTGAGGGCAATCCGTAACGCCATGAGTGTCAAAGTCACGTCTTTTGATGATCCCACGCGGTGGGATTACGTCCACGACGATGCCTCCGGCGGTAGCCACGGCGGCACGCTCGACCCCGCCACGGTCACCTACGGCGTGGGCATCGACGGTGCCGACAACCTGAACGTGGTGGTGGTGCCGTGCCCGTTCGAGGGCTGCGGCAGCGTGTCGTACTGGCCGCCAGGTGGTGGTGCCGACGCGCTGATGGGCCAGAGCTTGCACGTCATGGTGGCGATGCAGCCCGGCCTGAGCCGCGAGGCCAAAACCGCCGAGCAGGCCGCCGCCGAGGTCAAGCAGCGCGTGATCGATACCGACGGCGAGCAGCGCTGGATCTTAGATGACAGCCTGATTGCGGCGCTCGCGCTCATGGAGGCGGGTGTGCATGGCTGACTACAACATCGGCCCAGGCGTGCAGGCTGCCATCGACGACAACGGCGACGAGGCCCGCAGCGACGAGCAGTACGTGATCCTCGACCCTGGCCACAAGATCTCGCTCACGCTCGCCCGCGACGCGCAGTACTGGTATTACGAGCAAGACAACAAAGTCAATCGACTGGCTTTCTAGCAGGGATCGAGCCGGCACCACCGGCGGTTCGATGGGATCCCTATACACCGATGGAGCCCCAGTTGCTGGACTGGACGTGCGCCGCGTGCAGCCTGGATTGGCTCAAAGTGGCGACCGGCATGGAGGCTGCGAGTGACCGCTACACCACCACCATGCAGATTGGCTACACCGAGAACATCAACCCGACCTACGGGCTGATGGATGGCTCAGGCGCCGAGCTGCAGCGGGTGCTCGGGGAGTACGGCCAGGACAGCGCGCAGGGGTGGCTCGACTATGACTCGGTGTACGCGCTGGCACGTGAAACGCCGGGCATGCTCAGTGGAGCGAACTGGTACCACTGGGTCGCTCTGCGCGGGGTGCAGGGCACCAATCTGTGGGTGGCCAACAGCGCGCAAGGCTACAAGGGCATTTACGACATCCTGAGCCGTTCAGACTTTGAACGTCTGGGCGGCTTCAGCGTGGTCTGGCTTACTTAGTGCGATAGGGGAACGTAATGCAGATAGGAACGGTAGGGGCGTACGCGGTGTCGATCGGATCGCTGATAGCAATTATTGTCCTGCTGCTGGCGATCCTGGGGCTGGTCGGGGTGTTGCCGTTGTCGGCGACGGTGGTCTTCGGGTTGGTCGGCGCGCTCGCGGTCGCTCGTCTGACCTAGCCCGTCTAAGCGATCAAGCAGCGCTGGGGTGTACGTCGCAGAGCGGCGGCATCGCGTGCGCCTGCTTGAGCGCGTACACCCATCGTTCCAGGGCAAACGGGAGCGATTTGGCCAGCGCGAGGCCGATTGTAGACCGCCCTGTGGCACGTCTGACGTACTGATTGTGACGCTGCGCCGAGGCCGCGCATCACGCTGTGTCGGCCTTGTGGTCCAGGCGTGAAACATATCAGACATTTCGGGATTTAGCGTCATCAAGCGGCATGACCAGCGTGCCGCTGGCAGCGCCCGCCGCTAGTGAATACAGATACAAGCGGTGGTGCTTCAACTCAATGTCTGCCGTTGCCCAGGCGTGATGAGCCGCCTTGTACCGCTTGTTCAATTCGCGTTGTTCAGCGCGCAGCCGCGCTA